TATCAACATGGTCAGAGTAAACTGAGCCAGATGCTAATATTTAGTGTCGAATAACAAAAGTATATAGAGTTTGCTATCTATATACCCAATGCAATTATCGCATTCTAATTCGGTTATCAACCGACGCCTTGTGCCGACGTCAGATATGAGTTAGAACCTTGCTAGTTCAAAAACAACAACCAACTCCCGTGAAGGCGTTCCTGGTTGATTATTGTTATTAACTGAAGATAAAACATTCTATATATCAATTACCCCTGTGGTTTCCATCTATCTTTTATGTGTAGTACATCTATGATAGTGGCTTGACCATTGGCTTAATAATCTTATATAGTGCTTTTAATCTAGTCCCGCAAGCAGGACCTAGCAAGTTTAATGTCGCTCATACCTACGTCGAGTAAGTACGTTGATGTGTGAGATACTATCGAATAATTCAAACTTAGAAAGTAAATGTCTTATTACGAGCAAAAGTAAAAATAGACGTTGCTATTGTACCCAACGAATATGAAAATGTGATCGTACCTGAACTTGAAGAAGCAGTGTAGATCATGCAATTTGTTGACTGTGTATTACCACCTATAATGAAATTTCCTAGAGTCACGTAACCTGTTAAACCAGTTACGGCTGATATGTTTGCTGTTACTATACTAGTACCAACAACGAAAGCATTCATTATATATCTTTCACCAGGTATCATACCTGAAATTGATACAACAGACCCATTTGTTGTTACAATGAGCCCTCTCTGACTAAAAGTCTGAGTACCAAAGATATTAGTTGTACCAACCGCAGGTGCGACACCTACTGAGGTAATACCATTTTGATTTTCAGAAAGTGATGTATTCGTCTGATTAATTAACGTAACATCATATTCTATCCACAATTTTCCCCACCCAGCACCATCTGTAGCTCCGTCTGATACTATGACGTAAGCATTTGCGACATCAGTGTTTCTGATATCCAAATTAGGTGCTAAAGCTCCAGATCTAATAAAACGATCTCTTGAGAGCTGTGAACTATTAAAGTTCAGTGTGGTGGTTTTCCATGGTGCATCTTCAACCGCTCCTAAAAATGAGGCAGCGATCTGCTCTGATGATGGTGGACTATCGGCTGAATCATAGTCGGGCGCCATCATTATCGAACCAACTGTTAACGTGGAACAACGTGGATAATAACATAGTTTTAACGAATTAAACCTATATTTTTCCCAACCAGAGGCTTGTATGGACAGCCATGGAAAAGAGTCAGAAAGACCAGGATTGATATTCCAAGAACTATCAATATAAAAACCTGTATGACCAGCAACCGTGTCAATTTGCTCACGGTGCACGATCCGACAACTTTGGTTACCGGAACGAATCACTCTTGCTGATTGTGTGGAAACACCTTGTGAATAGCTGTTTGCTACGGCATCTCTCTCCTGAAAATTTGCATTCAAATTAAGGTCCCTTACATTTAAGGAGATACCTTTCTTTTTTTGCTTTTGTTTACGAACGTTTGTTTGAGACTTATTCGCTTGTCTTTTTGTGTTGGAAGCTTTGGTGCTTGCCTTCCCCCTTTGAGAAAACATCGGGTCCCCTTCTCAGTAGCTGGATTAAGAAGCCAGCTGGGCGACTATGCTCGATTTAATAGTAAATCGCTGATTCGTTTCATTCCGAATTCTTACGCTATTGACCCACCTTTTGTAGTCTGTTGGCATTTATACACTAAACAGTGTAACTTAGCTCACTCCTTAACGTGATTTAGGTGTTTATATTAAATGACCGAAAAAGTATTGTTACTGATATTTGTACAATACTAACTTTATGTCATATTACAAAAGATTGTAGAGTTGTCTCTTCTTGACCAAGCTGCATTATCAGATGATAGAGTTGTCATCAAGAAGCCAAGCTGCAATACAAAGCGTGGATTCTCACCACGTCACAAAAGTAATACTATAATTACTTGACATCAGGCTCAATATATAAAGATATATATAATAACCTGCTGAGAATAATGTTTTACACAAAGGAAGTTAACAAACTTCAGTGTAGACGAATTTCTAGTAATCGTCATCAGGTACAGTGAGATCAAATGACCTCATAAATTCCTCAAAAAGGATCTCTTCTTGACTTTGAATATAAGTCAACCCTCGACGATCCTTCCTTTTTTTGAAAATCTTAAGCTCTTGATATAAATGCACATTATCAAGACTAATAAGGTTATATTTTTTATTACCTTCTACGACTCTATTGTAAAGTTTACCTTCACGATAGTAAGTAGAATGTTCACCAGATTTACAAGGAACTGCAAATCTTTTAAAATATAAACCTTTAAAGAGGTACTTTAAACACTCTTTTTCGATTTTCCCTGTATAAGGAATGTACCAATTAGGATCATGGTGTTCACTATCGAACTCCTCACAATCGGGTAGCATCGGGCAATCGCTTAGTTGTGCTTTAAGATATACTTTCTTACGTATATCACCCCAATTTTCAAGATCCTCATCTTTTTCCATACCAATAGGTTGGAATGGCGCCTTTAAAAGGTCGTCAGCATACCATGCTTTTCTTAAGCCATATGCAATAATCCTTTGACGGTCGGTAACAAGTACAAAGTTACCTTTTTTTGGTTTGTCGTGTTCACCTTTGAACTCGACACCATCCGGTAATTTCATACCGAGACCGCCCATCGTACGTGGAAGATACCAATTTAACTGTGTACCATCATACATTTTTGAAGATTTGATAAGTTTTTCTTTATTATAAAAACGAAAACGCAAATCTGCACGTATAGGATTAATAGCACCATGGAGTGCTGATTGATGTAAGCAATGGACAGGTTTATTACAACCTTCCTTATCACTAGCTACTTTACTCTGTCCAAGTAACATACCAACATTAAAAAATGGTATATATTTAGTTACTTTACTACTCTCCTGATAAAAGAGGGCAGAATTGACAGTACCATATTTACAATGTAAAAAGTTTTTCCCAGGGCTAGGTGTTAACCCAGCTTCTGGAAGTAAGTTTAACCAATTTTGGTATTCTACTTTATTACATTTAAACATGATATCGTCACCGTTGATCATAACATTTAGTTTTCTAAAGTCTTTGATCTTCGGACAGACAGCAATCCAATAAGTTATCATATTAATAATACACAATATTGGAAATGAAAGAACCGAGCCCATTAACTGGCCGTTCTTTTGAGTAACTGGCGCAACAAAACTATGTTTACTATACTCGATATCGTGTTCATATAGAACTCTTCTTAAGATACGAGCATGTTGCGGGCTTACATTATGGTGAAAGATAATTTTCTTCAAAATAGCTTCAAAAACTAATTTTGTAAGTTCAATCTTAATATTATCTGTAGCAGCGGAAAAATCACCACTTGCTATTAAATCACCCTTTCGACCTTTATTTAAAAAGTCATTCACTCTGAAAACATCAAGTGTTTTCCCTATGAGAGAAAATTGCGGATACTTCTTCAAACTACCATGAAGAAATTTTTGCATACCTTTTGCTAACTGGTATGCAATCGCATTCGAAGCTGTAATATTACGAATCTTCAGAGGTTCTGCAATTGAATAAACTTTTGCAGAGCATCTAACATCCTTCCACTCACGAGCTAACTCGTTCCATGGAAGTGTCATAAGACCACGTCTTTCAGTTACACCGTAATGTGGACAAAAGTCCATCTTTAATAATTCATCATTACTGGTATAACCTTCACGTATCAGCTTCGTTTGGAGGTACGATTTTGCACCACCATTCGATCTACCCCACTCATAGCAGGCATTAGTAGAATACTCATAGGTTTTTGCTATGTCCTGATTGTAGTTCATATGATCTACAACATTTTTTAGCTTTTCTTCAAATTGTTCAAGAAAAGCTCGGCTACAAGGTTCTGAACCCTTATTCATAGCATCTCGGTGTTTAGCTAAAGAGTCATTAATGAATGACTGCGGCACCACGGCAGCACAACGTTTTACTTGTGCTATCGACCAAAAAAGATGTTGATTTATTGGTTTTTTACCTGAGACAATTCGATTTTCGAGAAACCGTCGAATTGATCCACTGAACAAGAAAGGCCGACCACCTGTCCAACGTTTTGGTACAGATGGTAAAACTTCTTGTTTTAAACTTCTCGCGTGCATCCATGTTGTCGCGTACTTGATGTTAGCTATATAATCATCATAGAAACGTACGTTCATCATTGGGTGGATACACGAGACAATGGTTCTAGCATCATGCTTCCTATAAAATTCAGGATCATGATCGGCTAGGATTTCTATCAACCCGATAGAAACCTGTAAAGCACTTACAAACCAAGGTTCTCTCACATAAGGATGTTTAATATTTATGACATCCTTATTCAGCGTGACAGATGGGTTGAAACCACAAGTATCAAAAATAACTTTGAACGTAGTGGTTTCGCGTTTGTTCTTACAGATGATATTAACATCATCTTTAGGTTCAAAACCGCGTCTGTCAGCCTCATCAGTTTGATGAGTCAACGCCTTAGACAACAGATAAAATGCAGCAGTTATTCTGCTACATTCCACAACTTCGGTTGTGGTCCGTGTTAGATTTTTATCCCGGGTTTTTAATCCGGCAGCAAAGGTCT